GTAGAACGTGCCTTCAAAAAAACACCCTGGCTCTTATTACCCTTAGCGTTATTGCACCGAGCACAAGCTGCAACCATGTTGTCCATATCAAGAGCATCACCCATCTTGCTGATAGGTATGACATGGTCTGCTTGCGTGGCATCACCACCACAATAGAAGCAGGTGTAGTTATCACGTTGTAGCACACGTAATCTAGCTGCCTTATATGTAGCACTTACCCTGGGATCTTGCTTCTTAGCAACCATTAGTAGTAACCATGCTTTCGATGATAAGCGTATGCACTACACATAGTTTTATAGCGTGTGTGTATGTATTTAATCGTTAGATCTATCTGTGTATAAGGATCTTTAGATTGATAGGCAACAGATCGCATCTGACCTATACCGTAATGACTGCCATTAGTAGCTAAGTAGTTGTAATGACTCTCTTTGATAAGTATGTGATCTAAACAAATAAACTCATCAAAGTTAACTATACGACTATGTGCATATACTCTTAACTGATCTACAGAATATGCAGTTGCATACGATGACACAGGTATCACCAAAGAAGTAAGTAGTAACAGCACAACTGCAATTTTAAAGACTCGCGATTTATCAATCGATTCAGATAATGAATGCTCTCTAACAAGATTCAAAACCCCTGGGTGCTGTGAGTGTCCACGATACACCCCATTACCTAATCCATTTACATATAGGCGCGATGTAGGGCGTGTCGCATTAGGCATGTAGTTCATCCATTAAACACACACCCATTGCACTACATACAGTGCATTGCAGCACTTTGACATTAGGTGGCAGATTCTCAGTGACGATACGTTCTATCTGTAATGTTTTCTTCTTACAGATACGACACTCATAGCGCACTGGATCCATAGATGGACTTCCTTAAATCTGCAATAGGCAAGAGATCACGCTGATTCACCCAATAGTTTTGATCTAGGGCATTGAGATACTTAGGCTTGCGAGCCCAAGAGACAGGCATCCAGCCGACAATGAAGTAAACAGGGGAGCGTCCTGTAACTAGCACAGCTACATCTTGCTCACGCTCACTTGGCCTAATAATTAAATGACCAGTTTCATACTTAGTCCACTTGATCTCGACCTTGCTACCTATGTCAGCTTCATTCTTAAAGGTGTTGACTGTTGGGACAAAGTTACGTACATCAAAGTACATAGCTACAGCCATCTCTGACCCAACAGCCTCAGCGTTTTGACTGACGTATTCATGGAAATTAATACGCTTGTCATGGCGCGAATGATGGTCGGCCCGACCACCAATCTCAGTCACCCTTTTAAGACCTATGACATGGGCCTGCGTCTCTTGTTGATAATCCAGTACAACCTTTACTAGCGACGGCACTTGGAGCACATCCATAGGACATCCATCCCATCTGCCAATCGATAGGTCATGCCGCCTAGTGAAGGCTCGTACTCATTGCAGTTATCGCACATAAACACTGGGGTAGTAGTAGCCGTTCCATCATCATGTAGGACAGTGGCAAAACCATCTTTAATAAAGGTCAGTTCACCCATTACAGCCACACGACAGAGCACTGGTCAGCCCCACGTGGGCCTTTGCAGAAGTAGCCTGACCACTTCTTTGCTGAGTCAGGCTTTGAATGTTGTAGCTTCATTTCACCATGTCGGCAATGAGGAACCTGCAAAGGGGATAGGTCTGCCTCTTTAACTAAGGTCAGCATGTTTCCTACGGGTTCGACACCAGCGACAGATTCGGTCTTTGTAACCGTAAGAGAGGCCCAAAGATCATCTTCATCTTTACTGGGTGTTGCCTCATATTCCACACGCGCCATATCTTCCCTAGATGGTCGAGTTGCACTAGGGGATAGCAGCTTGATCGCTCTAGCAATACAGCTAGTAACCGTGTCCTCAACAAACCACTTTTTCATATTGGCTGGATAGGTGGCCACGTTGCCATAGGCAAAATCAACAGCACTCGGCACATGATCTTCATACTCTCTAAAGACTTCTGCCTTTACTAATATCCAGCCTTTGTCCAACTCGCAATCTTGGATTGAGGTAACGATCCGACCTGTTGGATGTTCTTTGCGAAAGCGGATGATGGTCTCATTGGCAGTTTCATAGTTTTCAAGGAAGTTCATTGATCCACCCCATAGCGTTGTGCCTTCTTCATGGCTCGCTTATAGCCATCGCGTTGGCCTGACTGGTAGGTGTGTTTAGAGCCCAGTAGAAGCCCGAGGTAGAAGGTTGCGGCAGCTAGAAGCACTGCATAAATGAGTGGTGGTATTTGTGTCCAATCCATGTTTCAGCCCTTTTCTCTTGTATCCTTATGAAATAGGGCGTAAGAGAAGAATTAAATAGCTTGACATAACTCTGATACACAGACATTTAGTTGATAGCAGACAGGTTCTTTATAGCGTAAGAGGTCAGTTGCCTGATTCTTACTTTACATAATGTAACAAGTCGGACTATCAAAAAAATCAAAGGTATTAAGTTGTACTGCTAATTAATTAATCGCAGATAGATAATTTCTATCTATCTACTCCCTAGATACAAAGGTGTGATCTTCTTAGTATCTGTTCATGATCTTCATTGTGAAGTTCATAAGTGCAATGTACGTAACGGCACTGACAGGTAACAAGAGCAGACACACCCTAGACATGGGAGAAATTAAATGGCAGCACCTCGCATGCAGCCTTCTGGATTCTTTGAGGTTGTGTCCTCTGCTCGTATGGATGGAAAGTTAGAGCTCTTCGGTTACGGTTTTCATGACAAAGCAATTAATCCAGGAGATCTTGTAATTGTCACAACTCAGATTCTCAAAGATGGATTTAAGAATCAAGAGATCCAAGCGTCACTGAAACTACGCGGCCGTGACATGCACCTATTCGTAGAAGCTGCGAAACAGGCACTGGCTCTATGGGAAGAAAACAAAGAGTGGCTACAAGCTCCAAGTTCTAAACCGTCAGAAGATGTACCTGATCCTCGATCACCTATGTCTGCACTTACTCATTACCAACAGGCGGCAATTAGGGGTATTTAGTTTGACCACTCAATGACCATTAAGTAATAGACAAAGGACAGGGGGGGGGGGGACACTCATTTGAACAGTTCATTATTGTTCAACAAGGGGAGTCATGTATAACAATACGGCCACGAGAATACCGCCTCAGATTTTTAAGGAAGCGAAAGATCAAGGATTAGCGATTATCGCGTGGGCAGCTACCGAATCAGGTTGCGTTGTATCCCGAGAGTTCAGCGAGTTATTAGCAGGCTACATGACCACAGCCCACTTTGCCTTTATTGAATCAGAGGCCAAGCTGCACCATAGCCTCAAAGAAATGCGTGGCGCACTAACCGAGAGACAAAATGAGATCGTCCATCACATGATTTCAGGATTGACAAATAAGGCCATTGCAGAGACCATCCACGTATCAGAGGCAACAGTCCACCATGAGGTGACACGGATTTACAAAGTATTCATGGTGATTAATAGAGGCCAGTTGCTTCAATACTTCAAGGACTTAGAAGAAATAGAGCAGGCTGTTACTGCCTAAGCCTTTGCTCCAGCAGGATTTCATAAATCTTATCTACCTGCTTTTCTATACGGTCAACGCGACCTCGAAGATTACTCCCACCGTTGCCATCAGGCTTTAACTCTGACAGGTAAGCCTTTACAAGATGGCGAACAAGCCCAGCCGTAATGCCACATAGAGTTGCTATCCCCAATAACAAACCTACAAACGACTGGGCCTGAGTCATTTACTTAGCTCCGAATTGCTTCTCGCTAGGTTGGAGTGCTTTTAGAATTGGCCCGATAAGACCTGCAACAAAGGCATTAGCCAAAGTCTTTGGATCTGTAATACCTGATAGATATAACGCACCTACACAGCTCAGAGCTGCACGTGCATATGAGATTGCAGCTGCTTTCAATTGCTCTTTCATGGTTTCTCCTGGTTGCTAGTCACTGGGCTTTTATAGACTGGCCTTCCATAGCCAACGATTCCCGAGTGATTTCCTAAAGCCCTTGTCTTGAGCATGACCTGTCCACCGTTGCGATCTTTTCCAGCAGGTGAGGTGTTACCTTCAACAGTCACGATTGCCTTATCAGAGCTACGGATCACTAGGCCAATATGGTTGATGATTGTCTTGTCATCATCGATGAAATCAAAGAATACAAAGTCTCCTGCTTGAGGATGATCGTAGAAGTGATTAGAAGTCTTGAAAGACGCAGCTCCATCTTTGGTACTTACACAGTCAGGCACATTGACCCCAGCTTCATGGGCGCACCACATGAGGAAACTGCCACACCACGGTAGGAAGTTGCGCTTAGTAAATGCCCCATATTTAGTCTCGTTATCCTTTGGGCCTTCTACCGTGCCGACTTCTGCCAGTGCTATCTCCACCATGCGAGCGTGTGTACCTTGTGCGTATTTAGTCATTATGAAAGTAAGAGAAGTGCCTCATCCTCAGTAATGCCAAGTTTGTTAAGGAGTGCGGATTTAGCGGCTTTTTTATTGACTGCCTCAAATTGTCTCGCTTTGTATTCTTTATCGTCTTTGGCTAGTTGTGTTAATTCCTCGGCGTTTATAGGGCGTTCAATTTCTTCGCCTGTTTGCGTATTGATTTCCTTGATAATTGTCATTAGTTCACTCCGTATAGGTAAGCAGTGCCAGTTGAAAAAGTACCTGCTGACATTGCAATTGTTATAGATGAAATTGTTGTGCCAACATTTTTGTAGTACAACTGTCCAGCTACAAGGATTCTATCCCCAGCAGTTGTTGCACCTTTCTGAAAACTAGCAATGTAATCACCTAAGCGAATTGATGTTGTATCTTTGTAATCGTAAAGCCGATACATGAAAGCGGCATCAACGCTTGTATTTTGCATGTCAAATTGACGAGTTACATTGAAACTGGTTTCATTGCCCACACCACTGTAGCCGTTTAGGATTCCAACTTGAGAATATGCTTGATAAGAATCATAATTTGTTCCTGTATCTGCATTAACTCTCAACAAGATGTCTGAATTGTTTGTGCTGAAAGTTGGATCTTTAATTTCAAGTCTCAAATCACGATAACTTTGACTAATTGAAGAAAGCACGACAGATGAGCCAGTTAATGAGGTTGTACTAAGCAATGTCATTGACCCACCAGCTGCAGGAGTTGCCCATTTCAATCCAAGAGCTTGTGTTGAGTCGGCAGTTAAGACTTGTGCATTGCTACCGATTGGGATTCGCGCTCCAGCTGTGTCATAGCCATAGACATCACCTTTAGTAGTTAAAGGGGAAGCTGCCCCTGCGACATTGACCCAAGTTGTTCCGTTGTAATACTGAAGTCCTGTAGATGGTACATAACTGACCATGCCTTCTACCGATACTCCTGTTAGGGCAGTGGTGCGAGCACCAGTTGTAGCGAAGTACATGACCGTCTGATTTTGCAGGTTGTATTGAACCTGTGCAGCCGTCAGGACATCACCTGTCGTATATGTGTGATAACCAGCGTTAGCGGTCATATTGTCTCCTTAGTAAGTAAGTACGGATTGATCGAGGATTCCGTAAAGCGCGGAGTCCAAAATAAAGGCATCGTCTATTGGCTCAGATGTTGTAAAGGTCGCCATAAACTTTGCAGGTGTAATCTCATATGCCTGACCCATTACCTGTAATGTTTTAACAATTGATGTGGAGCCTTGAGTATCAGAGGTGATCTGAACAGTGTTGAAATAGTCCAGAGACAGACCAGCTGTAACTCCAGCTGAGTAATTAGGGGTAGATAGATCAAGGGTCAAAGAGTCGATGCGGATCGTGGTGTCTTTACGAGTAACTGTGTAGAGCTGAGCGATATTGAGAGCATCTGCATCCGTTTGCCCGACAAGGTTAGGCAGGGCATACGAGTGCTTAAAGTAGAGAGCCTGGCTTGTTGCATCTGAGGCTGTCTGAGCTGTGCCACCTACATTAGTTGCAGTTGTGGAGTTGATAACGAGTTTGTCATCATGGGCATAAGTGATATTGAAATATCCAATACCTGAGCCATTGTTATTAAAGACAGTCACAGGAGCTGCGCCATTAGTCTTTTCTACATTAGAGCGTGACTTGAAAATGGCATTACCTTCGCCAGTGATGTAGAAGGCTCCCTGCTCTGTAGCTTCAACCATCTTGAGAGCACCTAGAGCTGTGCGAGTGCCACCTGGATCTGCCTGACAGTAAGAGTCACCAGTATCGATCTGACGTAGAGAGTTTGGCCAGTTAACGGTATCTAGGATCGTGTTGATTCTTTGTCCAGTGCTTTGTCCTGCAACACCAGCTGGAATAGATGAGACAGTAACTAACTGAAAGAGTCTGAAAGCATCAGTACAAAGAATGTCCACATAGCCGATATTTTGATCTTTGGGATATGTGTAGTTATAGCTAGAGGCATATCCTGAAAATAAGTAATGAGCAACGCCGTTGTAAAGAGTAGAGACACGCACCTTACGGTTAGGCACTATTTTGCCGTAGTAAGGGCTTGCAGTGTTTTGTGGATTCCATATGCCGTTAGGGTCATAGATCCTGAGCATGCAGGTAGAAGCCTCAAACTGATCTGTCAATAAGTTATATCCACCCTTGATGGAAATACCTGTTACTTGATTTGATATATCTACGACATTAGTTGCTGAGTCGGCCAGTACATTAGTTCCCAAGATTCCGAATGTTGGATCATCGAGTACGAATGGATAACCAAAAGTCGGGCCAGTGGAGAAGTCAAAGGTTACGACTACGGTAAATGGATAGGTCATGATGATGAGTACATCTGTAGGGGAGCCAAGCGATTGACTGTAACAGCTGTGCCATTAGTAGAGGCATCTTGAGTCGTATCCACAATGACGTTAGGAGCTGCAACGACTGTGATCGTGACCCCTTGCGAAGCTGCCTGAGCTGCTGCCTGAGCTGCATAACGGTTTCCACTTTGTATAGCAGCTGCTGTAGCAACTGGCACTGATGAGGTAATTCCAGCCGCTGATGCGACATTCAAGGATGAGGAATTAAAAGCTGCTGCATCTATTGCGTTTTGAGCATCTACAAGATCTGCAATTGCGTTGGCTCGAGCTGTTGCAGCATCTGCATATTCGATAATCGCATCTATCGATGCCTTAGCCGCTATTGCTGGACTGACTGGAGCTACATAGTCACCGTATGGAATAAGAGAAGGTGACTTTGTTACAGCTGTTCCACTTGTGGTATTTACAGTATTGACAGTAATTGTAATGGTCTTACTTTGGATCTTTGCTAACTCAGCTTGTATAGCTAGTAATTGCAGCATTGCAGCCTTTGATGCCGCTGGCCAATCTCCAAAAGGGTCTTTAGCACTGGCAAGGTTTGAAATGTTGCCATTAACGTCCATGACTAAACCATTAGCCTTGAGGACTTCCTGCGCCAAGATGTTTGCTTGATCTGCATTGCCAGTAATGATCGCTCGCTGTAGAAGTAGGACGTTATTAACTTCTGTTGTTTGTCCACGTTGTAGAGCTGCTTGGATCTCAATGTTCTGCATGTCCACAGTTGAGCCAGCTAGTTTGAGTGAGAGTGCTGCACGCTCAGCTGCTAGCTTGTCAGCTGTGGCCTTCTTGGCATCTTGTATGACTTTGAGTGATGCCTGATCTACTTTGAGTTTTGCTTTAGCCGTAGCTAGTGCAACCTCACCCTGATACTTAGTAGCAGCTGCGCCGCCATAGACCTGACGTGCCAGCATGTCCGATTTAGCATTGGCTTTATTAAACTCATTCATCTGAGTAATTGGATTAGTGCCTTTAGTGTTATAGACAAAAAAGCCAATAATCTTTATCAGTCGCTCTGTGCCAATAATTGCATCACTGATACCTGTAGCAAAATCTTGAATACCCTTGAGTGCGGCAGGGAAGCCACCTGCGCCACCTAACTCAGTAAGAGCCTGTACGAGTCCTGATCCAATAGTTACCTTAGCCTCGGTCATCGCTACGTTAAGTCGATCCATCTTGCCTTGAATAGTGTCAGCTGCGATGGCTGCATCACCTTTGAAGGTCGATGCTAGTTTCTTCATAATCAGATCCATGTTGCCAGTTTTTAGCGTTGCCTTATCAAGGCCAGCACCTAAGCGAGTCAGTGCAACGGTATTACCCAGGTAACCCTTTGAAATTGCTACTTGCACTGCCGCTAAATCTTTACCTGTGCCTTGAGAGACATCCATCGCTACTTTGAGAGCATCTTGGGCTTTAGCTGCATTACCTGTTGCGATAAACAAACCTTGAAAGGCTGGGATCAATTCTTCTTTAGTCTTACCTGTAGCAAGAGCCATACTGTCTATGTATTTGTTAACACTTAATGCAGCAAAACCCTGTCCAAGATTATTAAGAGTATTAGTTAAGAGAGCTACTTGCTTCTCATTAGTAGCAAAAGCCTGGAGTGATTCCTTGCCCCACTTGACTAGCTCATGGACAGCAAAGACAGCTGCAAAAGACTTACCTAAGCGCATGACCCCATCTCTTAAATGAGCCATATCCTTTTGCGCTTGAGTTAACTTGCCAGCACCTTTGTACTCGGCGATGAAATCTACATTTACTACGGATCTACTCACTTGATTGTTCCTAACACTTGAGCATGAGATCTAGTCTCAAACTGCTTGAGAGTGATCTGCAATGCCTTCATCATCTTGGCGATTGTCTTACCTTGATCCTTATCGGCAGCTTCAAAGAGCACACGACCACGTCTAGGCATTGGCCCTGTTAACTGGCTGTGCATGTGATGGATGAACCAATCGCCAGCGTTAGGGTTATTGCTTTTAGATTTAGGACGACCATTGGGATTGATACGACCAGCCATCTCCATGATCTGACCAGCAGCTGAAAGATTTGTAATTCGATAGAAGGTAGCAAACCCTTGTTTATTCTTCTTAGTGCGGCCTGTAGATATTTTGATGCCAGCCTTGACGATCCCAGCATTAAACTTAGGAAACTCACGAGTAGCAAAAGCACTCGAGGATTTTGTGATCTTCTTACCTGTTGTCTTAAACTCCCAGTTAGTCAGCCCTGTCATGCCATTAGGCACTAGGCCGCGTGCATCCTTTTGAATGGGAGTCATTGCCGCGCGCATTTCTTTGTTCAGATTCTTGGCAAGGTCAGGCTCAAACTTACGCATAGCAGCTAAGACCTCAGCGAGACCTTTTACTTCTACTGGCATTTTCCTGATCCCTTGCTTCCTGTTGTATTACATCGATGATCGCGTTGAGCATCTCAGCATCTAGTTCGATTAAGTCTTTAGGCGCAATTTGTAACCTGACTGATAGTTGAGCTATGAGGTAGGTAAATGAATTGCGCTCTATGAGTTTGGGCCAGATGACCCGACTTCGACTTTAGCCAAACTATCTACAAACTTTTCTCCGAACAGTGGTACATCTTCTGTCTTACTCAAACACTTCCAAGCAAGCCAAAAGATGTCACTCTGTTTTTGATCTTCTGCAAAAGCCTTAGCAAAACCCTTCTTCGCATAAATCTCAAAAGCATATTCAATGCTTGGAGTTATCTCATGCTCAGTAACGTCTCCGTTAGCCCTTGTTATTGTTAGTTTTGCCATTGTTAGCCCCTTTGTTAGTTAGTTACCAAGTACCAGTAATGGCAGTGGCAGTAGTTCCTGAGACAGTAAAGGTCAAGCTCTGTACTGCTACATCGCCAATCTTTCCTGCAACTGGAGTGAGTTTGTTAACGAGAATGAGTCCTGTATAGACAGGATTAGTTGCACTGATTGCTGTACCTGTTGTCTGTAGAACCTTAAACTTGGCGTTAGTACCGACAAGAGTGTTAAGAGTCTGCATGACTGATGCAGTTGCATCATCGTTAAGGAAATCGACTGAAAGAGTTGATGACTCAAGGCCTGCGATGAATGTGTGTCCACCTGTACCCATTGCACTTGTATCTAGCTCATCAAGTGTCTTATTGATTGTTAGTGAGGTTACGTGATCTGTTAAGTCAACGAAAGTAGTGCCGTCAACAGAGATCTTAAACCCTGCATAATTCTGATAAAAGATAGCCATGATTTGTCCTTTGTTAGTTTCTTACCATGTGCCTGATGTGGCCACAGTGACTGCACCTGAAACAGTGAAGGTCAGGCTTTGCACAGCTACGTCTCCGATTTTGCCTGCCACAGGAGTTAACTTGTTGACAAGGACTGATCCTGAGTACAGCGGATTAGCTGCGCTGATAGTTGCTGTAGAAGTGTTGGCTCCAATAGCCGAAACACTCTGAGCGATCTTGAAAGGTACGACATAACCAACGACTGCATTAAGAGTCTGCATGACAGAAGATGTCGAGTCATCGTTAAGGAAATCGATGCTGATAGTTGAGGATTCCAGACCAGCGATGAAAGCGTGGCCAGTCTGACCCATAGCTGTTACATCTAGCTCATCGAAAGTACGGTTAACAGTGATGCTAGTGACGTGATCTGTAAGGTCGATGTATGTAGATCCACCACTTGTATTAACGATCTTGAAGCCAGCATTATTCTGAAAGAACACGCCGCCTGCGCTTGGTAGTGCCATTACTTAACCTCGTCCTTCGTTACCTCAGTTGATGGAGCGGCGATTGCTTCTCCCTTTGTAATCTGGCCAATCTTGACCAAAAAATCTTGTTCCTCTTTTGTGTATATCGTCATGTGTTATCCCCAGCTACTTAGTATTGAGATTGACATTTCAGCCATGAGCATCTGACCAGTTTCGTTAGGCGAGACTGATGGAGCTGCGACACTTCCGACCTTGATGTTGAGATTTGATGTAGCTAGTTTGTTAAAGACCGCCACAATAAAGTTTTCAATATCAATGAGATTTCCATTGTTATCAAATAGGGGTACAACCATTGTCAGGCGAAAGTTGGCCTGTGGAGCAATGGAGTTGTACTGATTGTTTTGAGGCTCAAGCATTGGATCATCCCAAGAGATGAGCACTGAGTTAGCGATAGGGCTGGCAGGCGGAAAGGAAAAGACCTGCCAGACCCCATCGTTAGTTAGGGCAGTTGCCAAAGTTGAACGTAGC